TTAATTGGCAATTTTAAGCAGGTTATTTCGGAGGTCCTCCACATCGGAATGGACGTAGGTATTAACCGTTACATCGATCTTGCTGTGGCCCATCATCCGGCTGATGGTGACAATATCAACACCGGCGTTATACAGGATGCTGCCAAAGGTGTGACGCAATTCATGCGGGCTAAGCACAGGGATATCCGGCAAAGCATCCGTTAATCGCGCGCAATAGGCGCCAAAGCGCTCTCTGGCCCAGGTATCTGGATTGCGCGGCTTGTTGCCATCACCAAATGCCCCCATAACATAGATGGATGAACGCGGCACCATTTTTAAGTGCTCGATGAAATCATCGTCGAGCGGAAGGGTACGATTGGATCGTTTTGTTTTCGTCGGTCCGAGTTCTGCAATGCCGTGATCCATGCGAACGGCGCGTTCAATATGCAAGGTCTTTTCAGTAAAATCAATGTCCTTCCACATGAGGCCGAGCAGCTCAGAGCGGCGCAGGCCGTATTTGAGCATGATGAACGGGCCGAGGCCGTCCGGATCAGACCGGGCAAAGGCAAGGACCTTTTCATATTGATCGTGGTTATAGGCTCGTTTTTCTTTTGCAGGGGCCCCATTTGGTACGATGACACCGCGCATTGGGGATTTATCAATTAAATCATTATCGACGGCAGCCTGAAACAGTCCGGTTAAAAACATTTTGCGCTTATTGAGATAGGAGCCTGATCGGAAGGCTGCCGCATTGAAGTAGTGCTGCCATTCCGCGGGCTGAAAGGATTGAAGTTGCCGGCGGGGAAACTTTTTAGCAAGCTCCCGGCGTATTGGCAAATAGGTGCGCTGATAAGTCTGATCGGAGACATTGGGCTCTTTATAGTCGGCCAGCCACCGATCCATCCAATCAACAAAGCTGTATTTTTTGGCAGGCGTTGGATCGGCACCGGCCATCATAAACTGAATGTATTTTTCTTCGGCTTCTTTTTTGGTTTTGCCGTAAAAGCTTTTGCGGATTTGCCGGCCGAGGTGATCGGTGCCGCAGTTACGTTTGATTTCGACCAGTCCATCCTTGCGTTTCTTTTTCTTGCTGTTCTTGCGCGGCATAAAGGCACCATCCTTTCTGAATTTTGGGCATAAAAATGCCCGGGAATTGATTTTTCCCGGGGCGGATGGTACAATGATCTTGTTCAGGGATGTATTGTATCATCTGATCCGGTATGTCTTGACGCCTCGGCTTTGCAGAGCCGGGGCGTTTTTACTATTGAAAGCGGTTTAATGAAGGAAGATTTTTGTTTTTTAAATAATTATTAATCCGATTAAAAAAGTCATTTGGAAGTCTGAAAACTTTATAAAGATCTTTGCCCGCAAAATCGTATTGTGCAGCATATGGCGAAATAAGTGAGTATAGGTCCATCCCAAATCGAAATATTAATCGTTCATCAGCAAGTAACAGCAATATGCTAATTATTGCAGAAAAAAGTCCCACTTCATTTGAACTGATTTTATTAAATTCTGAATCGCTTATCAGATCACTTCCAAGAATAAGTGTTTGCCTTTTGGGAATGTTATTTTCTACTTTATAGGCAAATGTCTTGTTACCATGAGCAATTCCATTTCTAAAATCTTTTAAAAGATAAATCGCATTTTTAAAAAATTCCTTTTTATCCTCTGATGTCAATTCGTGGGTGGCTATCAATTCATTACAAACTTCTTCTTTGACTTTTGGTTTTAAGATGTTATACCATTGGATCGATAGTCCAAGAGAAATATCGTTAATGAGAATCCAGGGGGGAACATGGTTTTTATTTAATTTATAGTATTCAGTAGAAGTGTTCTTTCGACAATTCTCATAGGCATTTCTCAGGCTTTTGAGAGTATTGTATCTTTTTGGGGAAGATTGATAGTGTGAGGTATGAAGATAATCACTTCTATCTTTCTTATCATATTTACTATTGGTGTGAATACCATAATCTCTGCCAACAATATATGACAACTTTGTTTTGAAAGATTTTTCGATATATAAAATATATTTAAAAAGAATATTATTCAGGCTGCTATCAATTAGATGAATGGTATAAAGCAATTCTATGGTAACACCATCATAAAACTTCTCAGAATCTGAATCTAATTGAAAGGTATTTTTATAGCCGTTAATGAGGGTATAATAGGAAAAGTTACTCAAAGCATGTTTGGCAAATTCGTGATCCTGAACCGATATATTCCGACTCTCCATAAGAGTGATTAGTTCTTCATAAGTTTTAAAAGGCTTATCATATTTCATAAAGTGAAAAACTCCCTCCTGCAAAGCAGTAAGGGAGTTTTCACAGTCGCATCAGTCTGCAACCATTTCTGTTACTCAAATATTACTGCTTTTATGGATTTATGTCAACAGAAGAATTAAAATAATTCTACGGTCCGTACCATATCGCCAACTTTTATCTTAGGGTTTTTTAGATAGATGCCGTCATGTGAATCCACATTGAGTTTTTGAGGAACTTTTTTGATATTAGGAGTCATAGGTGATAACGCTTTTAAAATCCCGGTGTCTTCTTTTTCATAGTGATGACAGACGGAAAAGTTTGGAAACACTTCAGAGACTTCCAATTCTGCTTTTTTGAGTTCAAAGGATCCGAGAAGCTCTTTTGTTATAGGATCAATCACGTCATCTTCCACTTCAAAAACAATGATCTTGTCGTGAACGGAGACATCTTTTTCTCCAAGATTAATAATAACGGTATATTCATTTGGTATTTTAATGATTTTTCCAGTCATTTCATTATTCTTTCTTCCATACTATAGCGTTTATTTCCCATGAAATTTCATAAACAAACGCCAATTCCAAGCAATTCTCTTTAGATTTTCAAACATTTATATCAGCTTCTACGAATTTTTCAACGCTGGCGAACAAACGATATCGGCACTTAGTTTTTACCTTTCGTGTAATGGTATTTTCCGTTCTTTCGTTCCCAGGTGCCAATGATGCTTTTCATAGCGCCATCCTTCGGGTGATCGCTATCATCTATTTTCCCTTGATAGGCTGTGTAAATTAAAGAGCCGGGGAAAAGGATGGCATCGCCGGAGTTATCAACAATATAAATATAATCGTATTTTTTTTCTTGTCCTTTTACCTTATGATCGGCAAACCACTTAATATCTTTGGCTTTTATCGTTTTGAAAAAGTCGTCAGTTACATTGATATAAGCACATTCGCCGATTTTGTCGCCGTTAAAATTAACATTATCTTTAACGATTAGGTCCTGATCTAAAGTGTCGCCATTTTTTGAAAATACGCTAACAGCAACAACTAAAATGAGGATACCTAAGATGCAGAAAAAAATGATTTTAGCGGGACTTCTCTTTTTTTTGATCATGATTTGCTCCTTGAAAACGCGTTTTTTATCAATCTTACAGTTTTGCAAATAATTATTGTTGAACTATTCACACCTCCCTTTGCATCTGGACCACTGGGCCGAGGATTTCAATCGGATCATCCCCGGGGCCGTAGGTCTTGGTCGGCCACTCGGGGTTGCGGGGTTTTAATGTGATGGTGCCGTCGTCGTTTTTGACCACGGTTTTGAGGGTGGCGTCATAGCCATTGACGTAAATAATGGCGTCTTGGCCGCTGTCGCAGTCGTGCTTGATCTCGATGACCACGGTGTCGCCTTCAAGGTACATGGGATACATGGAGGTGCCGGTGACCCGCAGCCCGATAAACTCCGCGCCACCGGCCAGCCACTCCCGGGGGATTTCGATGGTGCCGATGATGTCTTCAACCGCTTCCACCGGGACTCCGGCGGGCACCGAGCCCAGCACGGGGATGGAAACCACATCGCGGTTGATGGCCATGGGGACAACGTTGTCACTCCAGTTGATCTTTTTTATCTCGGCTTTCTCATCCTCCCAGCCCATGAGTTCTTTCGGAGTTGTTCGCAATGCTTCTGCAATCTCTACAATTTTTGATTGGGGGAGATCGATTTTCCCGGCTTCAATTTTCGCAATAGAGGAACGATTGGTATAGCCGACCAATTCCGCAAGTTTGCTTTGAGATATTTTCAGTTCTTGTCTTCTCTTTTTTATATTCTTGTATAAATCTATCATAATAATTCTCCTATGTGTGATTTAAATTATACTCGTTGCGTGAATAAAAATCAACAAAAATGTTGACAAAGCTGTTTTGAGGGTTTATACTTTAAGAAAGTGATTAAAAATCACATTTCAAAAGAAAGGAGAACCAATGACGAATACGGAGATGTTAAAAGAAGCTATAGGCGATTCGGGAATTTCTATTAAGGCTATTGCTGATAAAATGGGGATTTCTCGTGAAGGTCTCTATAAAAAGCTGAATAATCAGACCGAGTTTAAAGCTTCTGAAATTATGGCGATCGCGGATATTTTGAGAATGGACGCGAAACAAAGGGACCATATTTTTTTTGACCAGATAGGTGATTTTAAATCACATAAAGCCCCCAGGGCTTAGAAAGGAGGAAAGCCTTATTCAAACAGATATTCACAAACTTAAAACAATGTTTTTCGATCGGGGCTACAACCAATCTAAGATAGCTAAAGCTTTGAAGATCGAAAGGGGGACACTGAGAAACCGAATGGCGGATGGAGGCTGGATGTTTCGTCTGAAGGATATTTACCGGATGGCAAAATTGTTAAATCTGACAAAGGATGAAATTTTGGAGATTTTCTTTGCGGATGATGAGATGGCGGAGGAAAAATGATTCATCACTATATTACAAAATATTGGGAAAATGACGCGCATTACGCTGAATCATGGATACAAATTGACTTGTTTGGTCGATGCTTTTGCTTTTGGCGGCGGCGTATAAAAACAGGCCGCCAGAAATGACGGCCTTGTGAATTAATCTTTTTGCCATTTGTTGCCTGGTTTGGTTGTTGGTGGCAAACGATCGCCAGATTCGATTGTTGCGTGGTGTCCGTTGGGAACATTACCACCACGAGGACCGACTTCGTGATATTTGCCAGGTGTCTGATTATCCGTACCGGGTTTAATAAGTTTTTTACTCATCAATAAGCCTCCTTTCTCTGAAATTTGAAAGCATTAAACGTTATGAAGGTGTGAATAATATTTTCATACAACATATAGTATCACGGCGAAAGGAGAAATTCAATATATGGATTTTCAACAAGAAATTAGAGCCATTCGGAAAGAAAAGAAGTTGACGATTAAAGAGCTTTCGAATCTAAGTGGCGTCCCGTACACAACCTTAATCAGTTGGGAGCGCAAAACGACACAAGCGCCGATCAACGGGATGGCGAAAGTGCTTGAAGCGCTTGGGTATGATCTTTTGATTGTAAGACGCTGAGCTTAGAAAGGAGGAGGCAACATGATACAAAGCAACTATATCAGACGCAAACAATCAGAACTGATCGCTCTGATGGAAGCGTCACCGGATCGAGATTACATCACCGTGGAAGATGCGGCTAAATTTCTCGGAATGGATAAACAGGCGTTTCGCGAGTTAGCCGCGCAGGGCCATATCCCCTTTGCAATTGGCGGGATTTTACAGCGCAGCAAGTATACGAAAGTTCCCAAGCTGCCATTTTTCAACTGGTGCCTGCAAAGCAGCAGTTCTATTTTCTTGATCGCTTAGAGGTTGTCTCGCCATCAAATTTTGAATAATCGATTCGTATTGCGCTTTCAATTGTAGATCATCTGCTGTTGGCGGAGAAGATAGGTTTTGCTCAATATGACTAACGAGAGCAAAGGCAATGGTTTGCTGATCTTTAGCGGTAATAAAGAGATTTAGATTAGGCATAATGTGACTCCTTTTTTATGAGTAAGTATAGCACAAAGGAAAGAAGTGAAAGGAGGAGAGGATGGCGGAAGAAGTAACTGTTAATGTGCAAATCAAATTAGCTGAAGTGTACCGACAAATTGAAACATTAAAAAAAGAGATGTATGTGATCAAGACATGTGCAGACGCATTGGCCACAGCGGTCAAAGCATTAAAAGATGGTGAAAGTGCTTGAAGCGCTTGGATACGATCTTTTAATTGTAAGGAGTGAAGCCGGAAAGGAAAAAAGAACATGATACAAAGCAACTATATCAGACGCAAACAATCAGAACTGATCGCTCTGATGGAAGCGTCGCCGGATCGAGACTATATCACAGTAGAAGATGCCGCTAAATTTCTCGGGATGGATAAACAGGCGTTTCGCGAGTTAGCCGCGCAGGGCCATATCCCCTTTGCAATTGGCGGGATTTTGCAACGCAGCAAATACACGAAAATTCCAAAGCTGCCATTTTTCAACTGGTGCCTGCAAAGCAGCAGTTCTATCGTGGTGGGGACCGAGATGGCAACGGCTATGAACGCATAAAAGGAGGTGAGTTGACATTGGACATCAAAGAGAAATTGCTCTGGGCCTACACCGCCGGGATGACGGTGGCGGTGCTCTGTGAACACTTTGCCCCGATGCTTAAAAACGCAAGCATTCTGCTGCCGGTGATGCTGCTGCCATTTATCTTGTATGTACTGGATTGGCAGCGGACCGCCAAAAAGAACAAAAATAAAAAAAAAGCTCCCTTGCGGGAGCAGTAGACATCATTATAATACCGCGATTTGCGCGGGAAGTCAAGGGCGCACCTCCTTCAAAGATAAATGTGAATTGTTCAATGTTGATAAAAATGTTTGCTCGTTCAAAATTATGCGCCCTTGTCTTTTTGGATTGAAATCAGGAGAGAGGAGATAAAGATGGACTTAGAATTAAATAAGATGGATGGCGGCAGTTTGCAGGCGCTTGTCGACATCAACTATCGGAAAATACTCAACGATAGTGAAGAAGAGGAAGAAGCCAATGCCTAAAAAAGAAATCGAAGCGTTGCATGCATTATTAGCCAAGCTGGCGGAGATGGAGAAGGTCTTGCATTATAGAAACCAGATGATCAAAGGCTTAAGCGAAGAGGCACCGGATCCAGAAAAGCCGGCATGGCATATCGACGCCATTACCCTCTATCGAGATGGCCGAAAGATCATCAAAGTGGCCTATGGTATCAGACGGCTGGCGGCGGCTTTGAGAAAAACGGTTGAGACACAACATATTTATTCCGGATCCGGCAATCATTTGAAGCTGTGGTTTTCTTACGACGACATCTTATTTATTGAAGAATTGTAAATATCAAAAGTCATCAGTCTGTTCACGCGGCCCGCTGATGACTTTTCATATCGGCGGCAGGATAATCCCTGCTGGTGGTGCATTTATGAGCTGGGCATATCGCGTGATTAAGACTTGATCAAATGATTAACTTTAGACGCATCCGGATAAAAAAGAGCGTATAAGTACCAAGCGGGAGCAGTAGATATGTCATACAAGCAAATGACAATTAAAGCGGGAGCCGTCATTGAGATTATCAAGTATCAGGACTGGGCACATGGCCATAGACGAAAAGGCAGTCGCGGCCGTCAACAAAAGCGCAGCAGTGAAAGCCAACAACAGCGCAATGACAAAAAGGCCGAAGATGAGTTGCGATGGAAAATCAATGCCGGATGTGAAGCCGGAGACTATCACATGACTTTAACCTACGGCAAAAAAGCACCGACACCCGAAGAAGCCAAACGCCATCTCAAAAACTTCCTGGACTGCCTGCGCCGGCTTTACACCAAAGGCGGCCACATCTTTCAGTGGCTGGCCGTGACGGAGTACAAAGGCAAGCGCATTCATCACCATCTGATCCTCAAACAAGGCCCGGAGCTTTTCGAGATCATCAAGAAATGGAAACACGGCAGACCAAAGGTTGTCCTGCTGGATGACAGCGGCAACTATGGTGATCTGGCGGCCTATCTCATCAAAGAGACAGCCAAGACCTTTAGGGACCCCGATGCGCCCTGCAGAAAGCGCTGGACCTGCAGTCGAAATTGGCCAAAGCCCACCATCACCAAGCAGGTGATCCGAAGAAGGCAATGGGTGAAATCTCCAAGACCGTTTAAAGGCTATTACATCGACAAAAGCCAAACCTATGAAGGGGTCACCGCTGAAGGCTATCCGTACCAGCACTACACGATGGTGCGGCTTAATTGAAATGCAAAAAAGGAGGAAGGCATGCAATCAGAAAAGAAGATCGTTGATAACCTAAAAGGGCAAATCAATATGCTGGAGGAATTAGAAGACATGGAGAATATGGCCAATGGGAAAGACGATTAACAGCAGAGACAAAGGCGCGAGATATGAAAGAGAGTTGGCGGCGGACTTTCGCGCAGAAGGCTACGACGCCAGACGAGGCCAGCAGTATTGTGGTACCAATGGCGACGCAGACGTCATTGGGTTGCCTTATATGCATGTCGAAGCCAAACATGTGGAGCGCTTAAATATTCAAGATGCGATGGACCAGGCCATAAGAGACGCAAAAGAGGGGAAAATCCCTGTTGTCTTTCATAGAAAGAACAATACAAGGACACTTGTCACCATGCGGGAGGAAGATTGGTTTATGATATACCGTGAATGGGAAGCGGAGAAAACATTGCTTGAACGATGGGAGAAAGATGATAAGGAGAAAAAATGAGGGTAAAGTTAGACAATTATGCACGTTTGCCAAAGCGGGCGCATCCGATCGACGCCGGGCTGGATATTAAAACGCCGAAAAATATATTTGTGCCGGCGCGTGGGAGCGTCGTGGTGGATACCGGGGTCCACATCGAGCTGCCTGATGGCACCGTGGGACTACTTAAAAGCAAGAGTGGTCTGAATTTAAAACATGGGATCACTTGTGAAGGCGTGATCGACGAAGGTTATACCGGAAGCATTATGGCGGTGCTGAGAAACGAAAGCGACACACCAAAGCTTTTTTATCGTGGAGATAAGATTTGCCAGCTTTTGATTATCCCTGTAATTTATGAAGATGCAGAGCTGGCGGAAGAAATAGAAGGTGGCGAGCGAGGGGACAATGGATTTGGGAGCACAAGAAGAAGATAAAAAGAGGAAGATAGACCATGAAAAAAATAATATTGACAATGGCCATTGCCGCCAGCATGACAATAGCCGGCATGGTGGCGGTGCATGCCAAAACCGTGACGCCGCCAAAGACGGCAGAGTTCACCGCCTATGAGGCTACGTTGGACGGTGACAAATCAAAAGTGAAAAGCGTGATCGTGCTGTACGATAACCGGCGGCGCCAAGAGTTCATCTTGGTGCCAGGGTATGGGATGATTTTTCGGTGGCAGGATGCAAGAACGGTAGGAGAGTAAAAATGAGTAAGTATAAATTTACTGGCAAAACAAAATCTGTTTTTGACATTGATCTACATCAGATTGTGGCGGTTGTTGATTTTGGCGATGTGAGAACTGGAGACGTTGTGAGAACTGGAGACGTTGGCGGATGGATTGAAAATGAAAACAATCTATCACAATCCGGCGACGCCTGGGTTTCCGGCAAAGCCCAGGTTTCCGGCGACGCCTGGGTTTCCGGCAACGCCCAGGTTTCCGGCAAAGCCCAGGTTTCCGGCGACGCCTGGGTTTCCGATACACGACATGTATTGGTGATAGGTCCGGTTGGCAGCAGATTTGATTTTACTACATTTTTCAAGTCTACACACGGGATATCTGTACGGTGCGGTTGTTTCCGCGGGGACATTAAAGATTTTTTGAATTCGGTGAAAAATACGCACGGCAGTTCGCGTCACGGCGAGGTTTATCGATTAGCGGCGGAATTGGCGAAATTGCAGATATTAAGTGAATAAACAAAGGATGAAAGAGTAATGCTTAGAATTATTGGCTACGAAGTGATCATAGCGTTGGGGCTTTTGGTGTTTTATGAAGCGGTCTGCATCTGGGACAAGTTGGCGATACAGGAAAGGCTGGCGGCGCACAAGTGGCACAAGCTGTTATGCGGCGAGCAGATGACTAAGAAGATGCAGGAAGGATTAAGAGATTAATAAGAGGGAACGATGGCGGAACAACGCATTTATATTGTGGGAAAGATCACGGGCCTTCCAAGAGCAGTTTATCAACGCAATTTTGAAGTGGTAGAAGATCGGTTGAAAAGAAAAGGCTATGTTGTCGTCAACCCAGTTAAGATGATTGCTGGAATTGGAGAGGCTGTCTTTACCTATGATGAGATCATGAGGGTATGCCTGGCGGCTCTGAAGACGTGCGATGCCATTTATTTAACAAAAGGATGGGAAGACAGCCGGGGAGCAAAGATTGAAAAAGCAGAAGCCTTAAAGCGTGGATTGATCATCCTGGAAGCGTAGCAGGATAAGGACAACGAAAGGGGGAAGCCATTATTGAAAAGCAGAAACCTGAAAGAAGAGCAAGCTTTCATACAAAAGCACCGGAGATATCTTGAACGCAAAAAGCAGCGATTGATCGACATGTCCGGCCCGGGAGAGATGCACAGTGATCGATCCTATATTGATGCTGATGCAATCCATGGCGGTGGCGGACGTCGGGAAACGTATAGCGTTTTAATCGAGCTGGGAAAGATTGAAGCAGATCTAAAATTGTTGGATAAGCAGGAAAAGGATGTGGCGGAACAGATCGAATTGATTGAGGATGCCATTGCCTACTATCCCAAGACAGTGGATAAGGTGAGGGCGCTCAAAGAGGTGAAAGGGATGAGCCTAAAAGAAATCGCCGAGGAGTTGGGATATTCGGAAAGTTGGATTAGAAAACTGTCGGCACTTCGGTATAATAACTCCACAAAGGAGTGATAAATATGAAGGCGAACATGAAAAGGAAATTATACATTTTCCCGAGCTTTGTGAAAGGATTTTCGAGGGTTTTGGACCTTGGCGCCACACGGACGAAGGTGAAGCCTTTAAAAAAAACGCCAGAAAGACAAGACCTTGAAGCGATTAGCTCCGACTGGTGGAAAGTGGGCGACGATTTGAGAAGGGCGCTTTATGAGCACAGAAGATAATCGGAGCCAATTACCACCAGAAAGTGCCAATCAACTATCAACCAATGAAGACATCTCTGAACAGAGTGCGATTGTTACAACAACGTATGTGCGCATGGGGCCATTGCCAGCGCTAGAGGAATTAGAAGCGTATGATAGGGTTGTCCCTGGTTCCGCAGAAAGAATCATTGCGATGGCAGAAGAGCAGTCAAAACATCGCCGTGCAAAGGAAATGATAAAGGCAAAAGCAGAGTGAAGGGATAGTGTTTTAGGAATTTTATTTGGGTCTGTGATTGGCCTTGCGGGTGTAGGCGGTGGGGTTTATGCGATTGTAGCAGGTTCACCAGCTGCAGGCTCTGTTATTAGTGCACTTAGTTTGACGTCGTTAGTTGGTGTTTTTATTTATGGAACACGAAAAAATCAAGATGAATCGGATCAGTAGAAGCATCTCTTCAAAAAGGGGATGCTTTTTTAATTTTCGACAAAAAAGTGCTTGACTTTTGGAACCCAACCATCTATACCACAATGTAAATGCAGTTCCGTTTATAGTGAACAAAACAGTGAATTGACAGCTTGAAAAAAGCATACTATACTTTTAGTATGCAGAAGGTGCAAGGAACTTGTAACACCTAAGTCAATCTGCAAACTTATATCACTATTCTTGTTCTTTCTCAAAGATAGCTAAAGCCTCGGAAACACCGGGGCTTTTTTAATGCGAGAAAACAAAAGGAGGTGGCGGCGCATGGCTAAGCCATTTGCAAAAAGGTTTTATGCATCAAAAGCATGGAAGCAAACGCGTCAAGCATACAAACAAAGCGTTGGCGGATTGTGTGAGCGCTGCCTGAGTAAGGGGATCATCACGCCGGGGGAGATCGTCCATCATAAAACGCCACTGACGCTCGAAGGCATTCAAGATCCGTCTATCTGTTTAGGGTGGGACAATCTCGAGCTCGTCTGTCGTGATTGCCACGCAACGATCCATAAAGATTTAGACAGCTATAGACGAAAAAACAAAAAAAGATATTGGATTGACCAATATGGCCGCGTTCATCCGCGTTAATCGTCGGCACCCATCCCCCCTATGCGCGCGAAAGAGTGGCCATAAGGGCACCGGTGCGCCATACAAAGGATTTACTGGACATTAATGCGTGACCCCCTACCTAAATCGGAAATAAGGAGAAAGGAGAGAGGGGTTTGGCAAAGATAACCGTAAATAGAGAAATTAAAAGATTGAACGAAATTTATCAAAGCCTTCCGGAAAATCGCTTCGCCGTTGCCCAGGGCTTGATCGTTCAGGCGGCGAGGCTCAGGGTGCGTTGTGACCAGCTTTGGAAAGATATTCAGAAAAACGGCGAAGTTGAAATGTTCTCCCAATCGCCCAATGTAGAGCCCTATGAGCGGGAAAGACCGGCCGCGAGACTTTTCACGGCAACTGACAAAAACTACCAATCAATTATCAAGCAGCTCAATGAAATGACGCCAGAATCACAACAGAACAGTAAGCTGGCACAATTCTTAGATGGTGACTAAACAACAAAACGATATTGAAAAATATCACGCAGCGATTCAAAGTGGAAAGATCGTCGCCGGGCGATGGATCAAACTGCTCTACAACTTGATTATTGACGGATTAAATAAAAAAACATTCTTTTTTGACGAAAAACGTTCCAAAAGAGCGATTCGATATATTGAAACTTTCTGCCATCACCATGAAGGGCCGTTGGCGCCAAGCACCATTACATTGGAACTTTGGCAGCGAGCTTTGTTGTGCCTCATCTATGGCATTGTTGATGAAGCAGGCAACCGATGGTTTAGAGAAGTCTTTATCATCATGGCCAGAAAGCAAGGCAAAACCTTATTGGCGGCGGCGATAGCCAGTTATAACCTTTATGCCGATAGGGAATATGGCGCCCGCATTTACTTTGCCGCCCCGAAATTAGAACAGGCATCCCTTTGTTATGACGCTTTGTATCAATCCATTTTGCAAGAACCGGAATTAGCCAGTATGACGAAAAAGCGACGGACAGATTTGTATGTGGCGGCGTCCAATAGTTCGGCCAAACCGATTGCCTTCAACGCCAAGAAGTCTGATGGCTTGAATATTAGTTTGGGTATCGCCGATGAAATTGCCTCGTGGCGGGGAGATGGCGGCCTGAAGTTTTATGAAGTGCTGCGGTCATCCTTTGGGGCCAGAACGCAGCCGCTATTGATCGGGATTACAACCGCAGGTTTCGAGAATGACGGCATTTATGATGAACTCATGCGTCGGGCAACGCGTGTTCTAAAGGGTGACAGCGAAGAAAAACGCTTGTTGCCCATTCTTTATATGATTGACGATGTGGATCGCTGGGATGATATTGAGGAAATCAAGAAAGCGGCGCCTAATATGGGCGTCTCCGTCAAACCATCTTACTTTGAAGATGAAATCGCCATTGCCCATGGATCGCTTTCAAAGAAAGCGGAGTTTTTAACCAAGTATTGCAATATCAAACAAAATGCATCCACCGCCTGGCTGACCACCCAGACCATTGAGCAAATATCCAGCGATGAAACCTTACGCTTAGAAGATTTCAGAAATAGCTATTGTGTTGGCGGCATTGACCTGTCTCAAACAACGGACCTGACGGCCTGTTGTGCCGTGATTGAGCGTCAAGGCAAGCTTTATGTGTTCTGCCAGTTCTTTCTTCCGGCTGAGCGCATTGACGAAGCCATTGAGCGGGACGGTGTGCCCTATCGCATTTATGTTGAGCGCGGCCTTTTGACACTTTCCGGCGATAACTTCATTGATTATCACGATTGTTTTAATTGGTTTTGTTCGCTCATTGAAGATTATCAGATTTACCCATTGCAAGTGGGTTATGACCGGTACAGCTCTCAATATTTAGTGCAGGATATGAAGCAGTACGGCTTTCATATGGATGACGTTTATCAAGGGGATAATCTTTGGCCAGTGTTGCAGGAAATGGAAGGCATCATGAAAGATGGCAATATGGCGATTGGCACGAATGATTTGTTAAAAAGCCACTTGCTTAACAGCGCCATCAAAATAAGCCTGGAGCGCGGCCGGGGAAAACTGATAAAAATCAAGCCGAATGCCCATATCGACGGCACGACCGCCTTGGCGGATGCCATGACCGTGCGGCAAAAGTGGTATAGCGATATTGGCAAGCAACTAAAGAATGAAGGATGAGGTGAAAAAGACGAATGGGATTGTTTGACAAGATTTTCGGAAAGAAACCACAAACCCAACCAATGGATCAAGGCATCTTTGAAACCTTGACCGGATACACGCCAATATTTAGAAACCGAGAAGGCAGCCTGTATGAATCGGAATTGGTGCGGGCGGCGATTGATGCCAGAGCGCGACATATCAGCAAATTGCGAGTGACGATGACAGGAACGGCCCAGCGAAAGCTGCAGACCCGATTGACCATAGCCCCAAACAGTTGGCAGACATGGGGACAATTCTTATACCGGCTATCCACGATCTTGGATATGCAAAACACCGCCTTTATCGTGCCGGTGATTGGAGAGATGGATTTCACAACGGGATTCTTTCCGGTACTGCCAAACAACTGCGAAATTCGGGACGTGGATGGTCAACCTTTCCTGCGCTACCGTTTTAATAACGGGGATATGGCAGCCATCGAACTGGAACGCTGTGGCGTGATGACGCGCTTTCAATACTCAGATGACTTCTTTGGAGAAACGAATGAAGCTTTGGATCAGACCATGGATTTGATCGATATTCAGAACCAAGGCATCGGTGAAGCCGTGAAAGAGTCGGCGCGCTATCGCTTTATGGCCAAGCTGAATAACTTTTCAAAGCCGGAAGATTTGGAAAAAGAACGCAAACGCTTCACCCGCAGGCATTTGCAAAACGAGGAAGGTGGCGTTTTATTATGGCCAAATACCTACACGGACATTCAGCAGATCAAGCCGACGCCTTACACCGTCGACAAAGATCAAATGGCGATGATTCAAACGAATGTCTATAACTACTTCGGCGTCAATGAAGATATTTTGCAAAACAAAGCCTACGGCGATGCCTGGGCGGCATTCTATGAAGGCTGTGTTGAACATTTTGCCATTCAGTTTTCGGATGTGATGACAAAAACGGTTTTCACACAAAGAGAAATCACGAATGGCAACAGCATCATGGCTACAGCCAACAGGCTACAGTATTTAAGCAATGCCGATAAGCTGAATGTGTCGTCTCAAATGTCAGATCGTGGAATTATGAACCGGGACGAAATTCGAGAAATCTGGAATCTGCCGCCGCTGCCGAATGGCCAGGGCCAGGCCTATACCATTCGCGGAGAATATTCACTGGTGAATGCAGACGGAACGTCAGTTAACCCCAATCAAGGCGATTCAATGAAATAGGAGGGAAAGATGCCCAATAGAAAAGAACGGCAATACCGAGCGATGGCGAACGTCACCGCCCCACAGACAGAAAGCGGCGAAGAATACCGGGTGACGGGATACGCCACAACCTTTGAGCGCTACCCTTTTTATGAAGATGAGGACGGCACTGTTTACGAAAAGTTCTCTCAGGAAAGTTTTTCTGATTGTGATATGAGCGATGTCATTTTCCAATTTGATCATCGCGGCATGGTCTTTGCCAGACAAAGCAACGGGACGTTAACGCTGGACGTGGATGAGCATGGGCTAAAGATCGATGCGGATTTGTCCAAAACAACAGATGCCAGGAGTATGTATGAAGCCATTGCTACCGGAAACGTCACTAAGATGTCGTGGGGATTCGCGGTGGCAAAACCGCCGTACTACGACAAAGAAACCCGGACCATTATTTGGGGATCGGGATCTATTAAAAAAATTTATGATGTGTCCGCCGTTAGCATTCCAGCTAACGACGAGACTAATATTAACGCGTGCGCTTTTATCGACGGAGTGATTGATAAGAGCCTGACGGAGCGATCAGAAGCGCAGGAGAGACTTATGGCCTTACGAAAAAAGATTCTCAAAAATCAAATTATGGAGGAAATCAACAGATGACTTTGGAAGAATTAAAGAAACGCCTGCAAGCAATCAACGATGAACTAAAGAAGATTTTGGATGAAATGGACGGCGATGATGCCGACCCAAAAGAAGGGGATGATGGCAAAGCCGATCCGAATGCAGCAGCCGGTGATCAGGGCAGAAGTTTTGAAGAGTTGGAAAAACGCGCTAACGAGCTTTTGGCTGAGCAAGATGAGGTGAAACGGAAAATCACCTTGTATGAAAAACTGGAAACTCGGAAGAAGGTCGCCAATGGTGAAAAAGGAATTGTTGTTCATCCGATGGCGAATAAAAGAGCAGACGACGATGCCAAAGCCAAAGAAAAAAGAGCTAAGGCGTTTGCTGAAAGCGGACGGATGGAAATCAGGGCGCTCTTGTCCACTGGGAAGATCGCTAAGCCGACCAAGGTCGGAGGTGTTAATGGTTTGGCTGATGTGGCGGATGGCATTGTTGATGATGTCAATGCCATCGCGCTGACGGGTAATGGAGCCTGGACCGCGGCATATAAGAAAACCGACGCAGTGGCGGCAGATGTGACCGATGGCAACACCATTGGTGGAACGGATGCAGAATTTGATTATGTCACCATTTCCCCGACAGAATGGGGCGTCCTGGATGAAACTTCACGTCAGGTGAAGAAGACGACGCCGCTGAATTATCAGGGCGCCATTGAAGAAAGCGCATTGATTGCGCTGAGAGCCAAAGCATCCGAAAAGATTATCGCGGCCATCGGTGCATCCGCATTGGTTGAAAAGCGAACAAATGTCAAGTTAGATGAAAAATATATTCGTGGTTTGGTGCTTAACTTCCGCGCGAATGCAAAGAAAGGCGAAGTGAAGCTCTATATCGGACAGGAAGATTTGGCGGCACTTGGCGATGTTCGAGGAACCAACGAGAAAAAACCGGTCTATGAAATCGCCTTTGACGCTGGGACCACCCTTTCCGGCCAGATCAAAGACGGCGGCACCGCTGTCAAATTCCGTGTGTTGGATGGTTTCGCCAAAGGCACCCAGTATTTCGGCCAGCCTGGCGCCATCGACATGCCGATGTGGGACAACTACGCCATTGAAACCGATGAAGGCGGAGATTATTTTAAACGAAATATGATTGGCATTCGCGGGATTCAAACGGCCAATGCTGATTTGGTGACCTATCACGGTATGCAGGTGATCACTCAGGGGGCCGGAGCATAAAAACAAGGGCGACTGTGACACCGCCCTTTATTTAAAAGAGGAGTGGAAATGGCGCTGATCGATAAAGCAAAAGTAGCACTGCGAATCAAAACTAACGCCTTTGACGAAGAAATAACGGATTTAATCGAAGCCGCAAAGCTCGATTTGGGCCTTGCTGGCATCGAACAAACCGCTGACACCGACCCGCTGATCATGCGGGCGGTGATCACCTATGTTCGGTTGAACTTTGGTCAGCCCGATGACTATGACCGATTAAAAGCGGCCTATGACGAACAGAAAAAACAATTATCCATGGCCACGGGTTATACCAATTGGGAGGTGAGTTGATGGATCGATCCAGCGTCGTGACCCTCGTTGGGAAAACCCATGAGCGGGACGCCAACGGTGTTCTGCGGGCGAAAACCACCGAACGGGAAGTGTTTTGCGAGATCACATCGGTCACCGGCAACGAATGGTTTGAAGGTGGCCGCAATGGCCTTAATCCTTCCTATCGGCTCATTCTCTTTGCGCCGGATTATCGGGATGAAGAAACCGTCAAGATTGAAGGGGTCGCTTATAAAGTCTATCGGACCTATCGGACGAAGAACGACAACATTGAGTTGTATGTGGAAAGGCGGAAAGGCGCATGAGTGGCAGTATCATTAAGAGCGCAGAATTTAAGACGGCTATCAATGACATGCTCAAAGAGTACGGTGACAAATGCGAGGACGCCATGGCGGAAGTGGCGCCGGGTGTGGCTAATGCCACGCGAAATAAAGTCAAAGCTGGCGCGCAAAGTGTTGTTGGCCCCCATGCAACAGGCAAATACGTGGCCGGATGGCAAGCGAAGATTGACAAAAAGAATGGCGGCGCCGGGTTCAAGGTTCACAATGCCAGGGTGCCGGGGCTGCCCCATTTGATTGAAAATGGTCATGCCCTGAGAAATGGCGGAAGAACAAGGCCTCGTAAGCATATCGAGCCGGTCAACGAATGGGCACAGGAAGAATTTGTTGAAAGATTAAAAAGGAAGCTCTCATGACGACGCAACAAATTGCTTCGATGATCGATAGCATTGGATTGCCAAACGCCTATTATTCGTATCCCGTCGGGGAAGCGCCGGACGTGCCTTATATCTTGTTCTATTATCCCAATAGCCAAGACTTTTTCGCGGATAACCAAAATTATCAAGCCAAGTCTCAATTGAACATTGAAGTTTATACGGCTGAGAAAGATTTTGAGATTGAACGGAAAGTTGAAAAGGCTTTGCGGGAAAAGGGGCTGACCTGGCAGAAAGAAGAAGCATACATCACAGAAGAAAATATGTTTGAGTGTTTATATGTTACGGAGGTATTCATAACCAATGGCTGAAAAAAACAAAGTGAAATATGGGCTGAGCAATGTCCATTATGCAATGGTTAAATTAGAAGATGAAACAGGAAAATTGACCTATGATAAGCCACAACCGTGGCCGGGCGCTGTTTCAGTGTCATTTGAAGCACAAGGAGAAACAACAAAATTTAGAGCAGATAATGTTGATTATTTTGTGTCGACACAAAATAATGGTTATTCCGGAGATTTGGAAAGCGCCATGATTCCGGACGCCTTACTGAAAGAAGCGCTGGGAGAAAAGACGGACACCAATGGCGCTACCTATGAATATAGTGATGCGAAGCAAAAAGCATTTGCGCTCATGTTTGAATTTGAGGGGGATGTTAATAAGATTCGCCATTGTATGTTTAACTGCAAATGTGACAGACCAAACATCGAAGGTGAAACAACCGATAAAGGAAACGAGCCCAAAACGGAAAAAACCACCATTACAGTTTCACCACGAATCAATGACAAACTGGTAAAAGGTCGTTGCGGTGATGCTGAAGCGACAGCCTATAATAATTGGTACAAAAACGTTCCGGAACCGACGGTGGCTGGAGCTGGAGCATAAGGATGTAGATCATGAGGAAAACTATTCAAATAGACGGGAAAGAGATTGAACTGCTTTGCACCGCCGGCACGACCATTCGTTATCGTATGAAATTCGGGCGGGATCTCATTGTGGATATGCAGCATATCATTCAAAGTGTGGACCCTGAAGGCAACATCAAAGATGATTTTGACTTTGGCGTCGTTGAAAACTTTGCTTATATCACAGCGAAACAAGCAAATCCGGATAAAGTGCCGGATGATGTATTGGACTGGTTTGACGGCTTTGACGATATGATGGCACTTTATGATCCTGATATAATCGGAAGTATTGTTGAAATGTGGGTGGACGATCAAGAAACCCTCGAAAAAGCTAAAAAAAAAGCAGGCCAATCGAAAGGCAACTAACGACAGCACTATTTATTCATCGCTGTTACCAGGAGGGTATCCCACTGGCAGATCTTGACCATCTGTCAGTGGGATTTGTTTTTGATATTTTTACAGAATCAGCTAATGACAACTACAACTATCCGGAAAAGGCCACACAAGCCGATTTCGACAGATTTTAAAGAAGGGAGGGAACCATGTGGGATATGGCAATCTAAAGGGGCTCAAGATTGAGATTGATGGCGATACCACCAAATTAACGAGTGCATTGGGAAAGATGGACCGGAAAATTTCAGCAACCCAGCGCAGCCTGAAGGCAATGGACAAAGCTTTGAAATTTAATCCGGGCAATACCGATTTACTCGTCCGCAAGCAGAATGCCTTGCAAAGACAACTGCAGGAAACCAAAAATAAATCAGCCCAACTCAAACAAGCCTATGACAAATTGAAAGCATCCGATCCAGAGGGCAAGCATGTTAATCAGTTGAACGCTTTACAGCGGGAGATTGACGAGACAAAGGCAAAAGAAGCAGAACTCACCAGAGAATTAAATCGATTCGATTCTGTCGGCGCCCAGAAGATCGCGGCTGTTGGCGGAAAACTTAAAACACTTGGATCAAACATCAGCGGTGTCGGCCAGGCAATTATGCCGGTTAGCGTCGCTGCAGCCGGCGGATTAGCCTTTGCAACGAAATCGGCCATGTCGTTCGAAAAGAGTATGGCCAAAGTTGGCACCATTGCTGATACATCACAGGTAAGCATGAAAACCCTGTCGAATGGCATAATGAATTTATCCAATAAAACCGGGAAAAGCACCAGCGATTTAAGCGCGGGCCTTTATCAGGCGATTTCTGCATCGGTTAAAACCAAAGATGCCATGAAATTCATGGCGGATGCAGCCAATTTGTCAAAAGCCGGGTTTTTATCCACGAAAGATTCGGTTGACGTTTTAACGACAGTTCTCAATGCCTATAAAATGAAAGCTTCTGAAACGAAGAATGTTTCGGATATTTTGATTCAGACCCAGAACGACGGGAAAACGACCGTTAATGAACTGTCCAAATCTTTGGGCAGCGTTATTCCAACGGCTTCGGCCCTTGGCGTCAATTTGAAAAACGTTGCGTCTGCCTATGCCATTATGACAAAAGGTGGGATCTCCACTGCTGAATCCGGGACTTACCTTCGGGCTATGCTCAACGAATTGGGGAAAGAAGGATCGGGCGTTGCTCAAATCCTCAAACAAAAGACCGGAAAGACCTTCGGAGAACTGATGAGCTCTGGGAAATCCCTGGGGGACGTCTTGGGGATTTTGAAGGATTCTGTTGGCGGAAATAGCGAAAAATTTAAAAATCTGTGGGCGAACACGCGTGCCGGCACAGGTGCATTGGCTTTGACCAAAGGCGGCGCGAAAGAGTTCAACGACGAACTTCAAAAGATGAACGGTTCAGCTGGCAATACCAGCAAGGCGCTTAAAACATTAGGTGGTTCGTCCTCTGCTCAAGCGAAAAAAGGTTTGAACGCTTTAAAGAACATTGGGACAACCTTAGGGACAACCCTCATGGCAACATTAGGCCCGACGTTGGAAAAAGTGTCGAATCATTTGGTTAAGATGGCCAACGCCTTTATGAAACTGTCACCGACCACACAGAATATAATTCTCGTTATTGGCGGCATCGTGGCGACAGCTGGGCCGCTATTGATGTTCATCGGGTCTTTAATGGGAAGCGTTGGGAACATTCTGACGATGGCGCCTAAAATTGTTGGCGCTATTAAAAACATAGGCTCTGCCTTCTCGGCATTAGGTGGCTTCCTTGCGGCCAATCCAATCGTTCTGATCATTGCGGGTATCGCGGCTTTAGTCGTGGCTTTGGTGGTGCTCTATCATAAATCCGAAACGTTCCGGAACTTTGTTAATGGAGCTGTGGCGGCAATTAAAGGCGTTGTCCTCGGGGTGATTAACGGTATCAAGGCCGGAATTACTGGCTTTGTGTCCGCGGTTTCTTCCGCCTGGAATAGTCTTAAGAGCGCGACGACATCCGCCTGGAACGCTGTGAAGAACGCGATCCTATCCGTTTGGAACGGGATCAAGAGCACGGTGACCGGCGCGGTGAGCGCGGTGCGATCCACCATCACCGGCGTTTGGAATGGGATCAAAAGCACGACGTCGAACGTCTGGAATGGCATTAAGAACGCTGTAGGCAATGCAATTAACGGTGCTAAGGGTTTTATCAATCGATTTAAACCGAAACTGCCCCATGTCAACAATCCCGTGGCCAGCCTGTTGGGCTGGGTCAAAAATGCCATTAACAAAGCCAGAAGTATTATCAATGGCTTTAGACCACACTTGCCGAAACTTTCATTTCCTCATATCAATCTGCCGCACTTCAAGGTATCCGGCGGATCGGCTCCCTGGGGTATTGGTGGAAAAGGCAGCCTGCCAAAATTCAGCGTGAACTGGTACAAGAAAGGCGGGATTTTCGATAGCCCATCCATCATCGGGGTTGGCGAAGCGGGGCCAGAAGCCGTCCTGCCGATTTCGAAGCTCGAAGGCATTTTGAAGAAAACTTTTAAACCTCAAACGGTTCTAAACGGAACGGTATTTAAGATCTATGCAGCAGAAGGGCAGAGCGCGGAAGCCATCGGCGACACCGTTCTAAATAAAATTATTCATTTGTGTAAAGTACAAGGAGGGATGATCAGTGGCTGACTTTATTGATGGCACCTATGAAATCATTTCTGTCTTGGGGCCGACCGTCGCTATTGATGTGAAGGGTGCATCGGATAATTCGGGCGCCAACGTTCAAGTATATACGAGAAATGATAGTGACGCTCAAAAATGGAGCACCTTTGACGACGGCACAAATGGGATTCAAATCGCCTGTGCCTTGTCTGGGCGATGTCTTGATGTTGCTGGCGGAAAGATTACCAGTGGTACCAATGTTTGGCAATGGGAGAACAACGATAGTCGTGCCCAACGATGGGATATTGTGCCTGATGGCAAAACGGTTATCATCGGTGGAACGAGCTATTCCACCTATGTCGTTAAGAGCCATGGGACTGATTTCGCTTTGGATGTCAGCGGTGGTAATGTGAAGCCCGGTACCAATGTTCAAATTTACGCGGCTAACGGGACGGATGCGCAGCGCTGGGCCTTTGTGCCAATTAATATTTTGTCCGCTGGCGGCACTTATAAGATCGTCTCGGGCGTTAAAGAAAACATGGTCCTTGACGTATCCGGCGCGTCAACGGCCAACGGCGCCAACGTCATGCTGCACCCATCTAATGGCGGCAGCAATCAGCGCTGGATTGCTCAGAAAAACGATGACGGAACGTTAACTTTTTTGGGCGCCGGCGCTAAAAAAGCGTTGGATGACAAAGGCGCCGGCACCAAAGCTGGAACCAACGTGCAAATCTGGGCGCCCAACTATGGCACGGCGCAGTCCTGGCTGGCGGTGCGTATGGGTGAGATGATGATTGCCGGGCAAACCTTTCCGACTTATCGGCTAACCGTTCAGGCAGGGATGAACCTTTGCCTCGATGTGCAGGGCGGCAGCAACAAACCGGGAACTAACGTGCGGCTGTGGACGGCCAACACATCGGCAGCACAGCGTTTTGCCTTTGTACCCGCATCCGTCTTTGAACCGGGTTTACCAACGCCGGCAGCGCTGTCCATTGGCACTAATATCGGTAATAACCAGACGACGGTTGCCATGGCCTTTAGTTGTGACTGGCGCAACTTTCAGGTGCGGTGTCGGTTCCGGTCGCGGGGAGCCGGCGGCGCTTTTGGCAGCTGGAGCGATTACAAATCGGCGCTCGACGGCCAAAGTGGTAACGAAGGCTGGGGAGACGCTTGGGCACCGAATTTCACATTTGATAATACCACCGGTGATAGCAAAACTGTTTCTATTCCAATTCCGGATGCCTATCAGGTTGATGGGACCATAGTGATGGCCACGGAGATGCAGGTGGAGGTCCGCGCCCACGGCAGCAACTGGCAGGGCGTGACAGGCTACACCGTTCACGGAAACGCCGCGTCCAAAACTTTCGGCTTGTATTGGCGGCCGACGGCCCAAGTGACGGCGGCAACCCTCACCGGGACGGGGCTATTGATCCGCTACACCTCCGATCTCGAGGAAGGGGGCTGCACCGTGACCGTTTCGGCCTTCGGGGTCAGCGCGATGGCCAAAGGCCTTTATGGAGCCAGTGGCAGCGTGTTGATCCCGGCCAAACAATTAAAAGCCATCCCCTCGGGGACTATCCCGGTGACGGCCTGGGTTGCCAGAGACCTCATATCCAACACGACATCGGCCAGCCTTGCGGTGGCGGATGCCAGCAATCGAACGACGTTAAGCATCACTGCAGAGGCATCCGACGCCGGTACTTATCTTTTGACCATTCCGACCGTTTCCGTATCGGACACGGTGCAAAGCTTTTTGATAGCCCAGGATACGCCAGTGGATACCCATGAGAAGAGCAGAGATGAAAGGAACGTCATAATCGAAGCCATATCCCCATTGAGAACACCCGTTAAAGCGTTGATTTGGATTTTCAGAACCGATGGCAGCTGGGATGCACAGACCATCTCCTTAGCACCTATTAACAACCACGCATTTTGTTGGACCTTTGATGGCGGCTCCTGTGTCCTCGATCTTGGCCATAATGAGAACCCGACGCAGGAGGACACCATCAGTCGGGCTGCCGAGGATTATGAAGTGATCAGCCGGCCGTATCATGCTTATCGTCTGCACAAAGCCAGGGAACGGCAACTGGATGTGAGCGGTGCGGTGGTGACAGATATGAACAAGCATGGCGCCTGGAGCGATTTTGACGCACTTCTTGAAGCCGGCCACGCCACTTTTAGAAATCCCAGGGGCGAAATCCTGCCCGTGGTGGTGACAGCGATCAGCCGGCCGCTGGAACATCCAGGGTGGACGGAAATTAAAATCACACAAAGGCAGGAAACGCGATGAATAGCCTGGAAAAATGGAAAGATCCTTACTTTGAGCCGGAATTACATATCTATATGATCGATCCCCACAATTTGGAAGTGATTCGCGGGGAACTCTTCGACGTGGAGAAGATCATCCTGACTGACGGATATTATTCCGACACAAAAATCAGCGGCAGCTTGGGAACCATTGCTGATAATTATATCGGCGGCAGTTGGCTGCGCATTATGGTGGACGGGCAGGGCGTGGCGACCCTGGGCGTGCAAAGCATCAAAACGACCCAGGCCCCGGAGGGCGGCGAAGCCAAGACCTACGATTTGCAATCCGTTCTCTGGATGCTCGACACGGATATCGCCTATCAGCTCTATACCATTGGGCAAAACACCCAAACCAGAACGGCGATTGTCGCCGTGGCCAGAGCCTGTGGCAAAAGTGTGATCTTTCAAGCCGGCAGCCGGGACGCCATTTATACCGCGGCGAAGATTTATGAACGCACGGACAGTTATCGCTCCATTTTAGCGGATATTTGCAACAAGGCCAACAATCAGCTGGGGGTGGATGGCTACGGGCACATCAGCGTTGCCGCCTATGTCGCGCCGGGGGATAAAACCCCGGCCTGGTCGTTAGATGCCGATGATCCACGAGGGATCATCCTGTCCCCCGGGCATGAAGATAGCGACAGCTCCGGCGAAGCCTATAACCGCACCGTGGTAGTGGCGGAAAATCCAAATAGCGACGGCAAACCCCTGGTGGCCAGCGCGGACGCGGCGGTGACGTCAGCCATCTCGTCGGCTTATCGCGGCTGGACCCGCACCAATGTCCACGACGTCAGCGACATGAGCCCATTTACACAGGCCCAGGCGCAAAAGCTCGTCGGGCAATACACCGCAAACGACCGCAGTCAGGGCAAAACGAGGGATTGCACTTGCATGTACTTCCCCGTTAAGGCCGGGGAAGTGATTGAATGGGCGGAAGACGGCAAAAAGAAGAATTATCTCGTCCAGACGGTTGAGAGCGACCTCATCGCCTGGACAGTAAAATTGACATTAAAGGAGGTGTGAAGATGGATAACATCGAAAAAGCGGCGGTGCTCCTCGGCAAGTACGCAAAGCCCAAGCAAGGCGCGGCCCATAGCGCCAACGTGATAACCTTAACCGGCACGGCCACCGGGGACAGCGTGGATGGCATTGTTACCGTTGACCTCGGCGGCATGACCATATCAGATGAGGATATGCAGGCGGTAGAATTACCGACGACCTGCGATGTGCGTGAGGGCGATACCGTGCAGGTGCAGGTGTCCGGCGCCGACGGGACGGCCAAAAACCTCCTGGTCACCGGGGTTATTGGCGGTGGGGATCGGATCAACGCCAAAGCCACCGCCGCACAGGTGGCGGCGGATGCGGCGGGCGCGATCAATTTGATCCGAAATAGCATCTCGTGTGACTTTGATTTTTATGGATTTAGACCGACGGTCTTGTCCGACGCTTCCGGCGCGATCTTGACAGACGTCTCAGGGACGTTTTTATCAGCATAGGAAGGGAGATAAAATGGCAGAAGAAGACTATACAGTAAAAAAAATTACAGATGTGGCGGAAACCACAACGGCGGATACGCTCTTTATCAAATCGGGTGGTGATATCAAACAAATATCGATGGCAAATCTTTTGACGCAGATATATCCGGATATCGAGCTGGCGGCCTTGAAAAAGCAGATGCCCATCGGCTATACCTTTGCATGGAATCAGACAAGCGGTTCGGGAATTGACCTGAGCACCGCCGAAAAAGTGGCGGAGTACTACGGTTTCGGCACCTGGGAGCAGATCGAAAAAACGTATTATTCAGAGTTTAAGCAATTCAAAGACATGGTAACGATAAGAAACGCTAACAACGTTGTGATTAACGTAAGATCATTCGCCAGAATACGAGTTTATTTGCTGCTTGCAACCTTATACGTCAGGACTTGTAAAGGTTGGATATGTGAACGATCAAAGCTCAATGACCCCGACGATCTGGTTTGAATCAAAAATCACTGGGAACATTATGTTGAATTCACTTTGGGGCAAAAAAGAAACAAAAAAATACTGGCGGCGGATTGCGTAGGGGGCAGTTATGAATTCACGCAGTGAAGCAATCATCACGTCGCCACAAGGGACCCTTGAAAGTTGTGCGAAGTTTGCCATTGACGATACAGCGACGCCTTTTATTTTTCGCAAGCTTGAAATCGAAGGAGAAGGGGAATATATCTTTTCCGGCTATATCAAAGCGGATGCCTCGGCCACCCTCACGATCGGAGATCAGACGGTAAGCGTCACGACAGACTGGCAAAAGATCGAAGTCACGCTGACGCTTTCGGCGGACAAGCTTTTTTTGTATTTTGGGACGGGCACAAACTTTTATTTGTACCATCCGGTTTTGGTCGCCGGGAAAATTGCTCATCGCTGGATTAGCCATCCCGATGATTTTTCAACGGTCGAGACGCGGCTATATCAAACAGAAGAGGGCCTAAAGTCCACTGTCAAAAAAGGCAGCATCATCAGTGAAATCAACCAGACCGCTGAAGCAGTCGGGATCAAGGCCAACAAGATCAACTTGAACGGCGCTGTGACGGCCAATAATAACTTTAAAATCCTTGAAGATGGCTCAATGCAGGCCTTAAACGGCACTTTTTTAGGGAATATTTATCTCGATTCTGGAAGCAGAGTAGTTGGAGCGGACGGGGCTTTGACGATGTTTTCTTTTGAATCATCAGCGGAAGCTAACACAAGTTTTAGTATTGGCGGGATGGACTACTTCGGCTACTACTGGTATATGACAGGCTTTAATGTGAATACTTTCCCGAAGACCAAGTCGATAATTACCTATTTTATCCCGCAAAACTTTGAAGTCTACGAGGCGTACATTTATATGTCGGCCTTTGGGATCCAATGGGGCCGAGGACTTGGCGCGCCCAAAAATATTGGCGCCTATTGCACGGATGGGTCTTTGACGCGTGCCAACTACGGAACGATGACTAATGCCTATATGCATGATGAATACCTAGACACGTCAGACCCAATAAAATACGCTTTCGGCGGGAAAGACACTTGGTCGCCTGCTCTGACAAATAACACCGATCTTGCATCGATACAGTCCAGCAACATCAAGCGATATATCAAACAGGGTGTGCACTCGATCGTCTTTCAGACGAACAACGCCAAGCCGGCCAATGAGGACTTTGCGACGGCTGAACTCGGCACAGGCTACTTTAAGGCCTATCTGTATGTGCTGGGCTATTACAGACTTTAGTTTTAGGAGAAAATAAATGACAGATCCAATTGTAACAGCCGCCATCGTATCGGGCGTATGCGTGGCGGTGCCGACCATCATCACGACCCTGGTCAATAACAGCGCTCACAACAAAGTGATAGATGAGCGCATGAAGTTGACGAGTGAAAAAATAGAGGAGTTATCGGAAAGAATGAATAAACATAATAACTTAATAGAGAGAATGGCCATCGTCGAACGCGACCTTAAAACAGCCTGGCGGCAGATCGATGACATAAAAGAAGAAAAGAAATAAAGGAGAAAACCATGAAAAAAATAAACTGGAAACTGAGACTGAAAAATAAGACGGCCCTGGCGGCTATTGTCGCGGCAGCCGTGACCTTCATCTATCAGATTTTGGGCATCATCGGCGTGGTGCCGGCGATCGCGCAAAACGATGTGATTCAAGGCCTCGGGATCGCGCTGAATTTGTTGGCGACACTGGGCATCATCACCGATCCAACCACCGAAGGCGCCGGAGACAGCACACAGGCACTGGGCTATGACTATCCCTCGCCGACTGCACCGACCGGCAAAGCAACAGAACAGGAGGGCGAATAATGACCATGCATGGCGTCGATATCAGCAACTATCAGCGAATCGTTGACTATCACAAATACGACTTTTATATCATCAAGGCCAGCGAAGGCCGCACCTTCAAGGACCCGATGCTGGACCGGCATTACAACGCCGTGAAGGCTGCGGGCAAGCCCTGTGGATTTTATCACTACGCGAGGCCTGAAAATAACGGATGGAAAGCCGAGGCGGATCACTTCCTCTCCCTTGTCGGCCACCACGCACACAAAGCCATCTTTGCCTTGGACTGGGAAGGCAACGCCCTAAGATATAACTACGCCTGGGCGCTGAACTGGCTCAACTATGTCTATCAAAAGACCGGCGTGCGCCCGCTTTTTTACTGCCAGGGATCCGCGCTGGGGCGCTATCCGCAGATCGCTAAAGCAAACTTTGGTCTGTGGGTGGCCAGCTACGGTGTGAAGGCTCCGCAGAAAGGCGCTTGGCCCGCTTATGCTCTCTGGCAGTATAGTGAAAAACCGATGGACATGGATGTGCTGAATGGCGATATTAAAACGTGGAACGCTTATGCTGGGATCATTGGCGGTGGGCAAAGCAAGCCAACACCAAAACCCGCACCGGCGCCTGCGAAAAAATCAAATACCACCATTGCGGCGGAGGTGCTCGCTGGCAAGTGGGGCAACGGCAACGACCGAAAGGTTCGCCTGGCCGCCGCCGGGTATGACTACAACGCGGTACAGGCCGAGGTCAACAAAAAACTGGGCGCGGCCGGCCAGAAGAAAGCTGCTGCGAAGGTATGCTACACCGTGCGGCGGGGCGATACGCTAAGCAAAATCGCCGCAAAGTATAAAACCACATGGCAAAAGCTTCAAAAACTCAACGGGATCCGGAATGCGAACAAGATTTATGTGGGCCAGGTGATCCGGGTTAAATAAAAAAATAGGGCATCTCCGGTAGGGCTGTCACGGTCATAATTTCTCCCATTTACCCCCTCTTTCGAGGGGGTTGTTTTTTGTAAATATTAAAAAAGAGAAAAAGGGAGCGGAGATTTAAGGCATCGTGGATAAAACTTCGGTATAATAACGACACAAAGGAGGGATTGTCATGAAAAGAGGGTTATCCTTTTCCCCGAGTTTTGTGAAGGGATTTTCGAGAATCTTTGATCTTTATGGGGTGATGTGCCCGTATGTGCCCCCCTCTTCACCAAGAAAAGATCGAGATGCATTGCGATCGGATTGGCAAAGGGTTGGTAGAAGCATAAAAAAAGCGATGGAAACTTATGAATCAAGCAGAAAAGAAGCCGCCAGTTAGCCAAAAGAATGGTGCGAACGGACAGTTACTAACAAAAGAAGAACTGATTCGACAGCTTGAGGATATGCCGGAAGAAGAGCGCGAAGCTGTATTAGTACAAGCTGAGGGAATGGAAATGCTTTCGTTTTCCGGGCCTCTACCACCTCCGCAAATTTTAAAGCAGTATAGTGAAATTTTACCAGAAGCACCCCGTGAAATTTTTGATATGGCCGAGAAAGAAACCAAGTTTCGCCATGAATACGAAAAGAAAGAGCAGAAAATGCGTTCACGGGATAGTTTTCTTGGCATGTTGTTTGCGTTTATATTATGTATGGTGCTTATCGGTAGCGGCGTGTGGGTGATTGTGAGCAAATCGGCGTTTGCTGGAACGGTTTTATCAGGATTTGGTATCGCTTCTGTGATAGTGACGTTTATTAGAGGAACGAGGCCCCAAAAGAAAGAATAAAAACAAGCATCTCTTATAAGCAAGACAACGCGGCGGTGCTGCAATCAACCCCGCATTTGATTGTTGTCTACGCCAGCGGTTATGCCAAGTTGCAAAAGTGCTTCAATCTGCCGAACCTTCCGGAAGCGCCCGACACGCAGCCATCCGAAAATAAGATCACGGCGCCCTTGCTGGAGCGGTATATCCGCATGAAAGAACACAGCATGCTGCTGGGCACCGCGCGCCAGAGCCAATCCGAAGTGAATTGTATCGCGTGGTAACTCGGCTTCTGATGGCGGAGGGTTTGTGGACAGACGCCTGCAACGGCTTTGCCGGAGAGACCGAGAATTTTGACAACGACATCCTGGAAGGATGTGGCAAAGGCGCCGTTCTTCAAAATGCCATCGTTGAGATGCGAATGACGTATAATTTGTGATTGCAGATGCAAACATGATGAGCCGGGGATAAAACCCCGGCTTTATTTTTTTGCTTATTTTTCGAGAAAAGTTCTCAGATTTATTGACATATTAGCAATATAGGAGTATAATATAAATATAAAAAGGAGGGAAGCCAATGGGACACAAAAAGAAAAAGCCCACAAGCAAATCACTTGAAATAGCCGTTCAAGCACTTGTGGACTTAGGGATCGGTCTACTGGTCGCTTGGATCAGCAAACGCTTCTAAAATTCAGGAGGGCGAAAGCCCTCCACCTATCCCTATTTTAAAGAATTCCCATTGGAAAGTCAAATGAAAGCATTTTTAGAAACGCTGGCCTTGTGTATGTTTGTCATGGCGGCAGTCAAAGGTATTTGGGCATTGGTTTTGTGGATCAAAGAAAGGCGGGAGGAAAATGGCACTGATCAGTATAGCTGAGTACGCTAAAAAGCATGGCGTTTCCGCAAAGACGGTGCAGATCAAGGCCCGCAAAGGCGGATACGAGACCGCTCAAAAGATTGGCCGGAATTGGGTTATTGATGAAGATGAGCCTTATACGGATTTGCGCGTGAAAAGCGGAAAGTATAAGAACTGGCGGAAGAAGTAAAAGGAAGCCCCGAGGTCAATACCTTGGGGTTATTTTGTATTTTTTGGTCGTAAATATTTCGTAAAATTTATTTATCTATAACATATAAGTCAATCCTTGTGCCGTGGTAAGGTGGGGGTCACCAGTTCGAATCTGGTCAAAGGCTCCAAAGTGATTAATCTAAATAAAGTTAGAGCAAATAAATAAGCATTGGCTTTATTTTTTGAAAAAAGAATTTGGTGAGAAATCAGTAATTTTATTACGACACTTTACGACAAATTTACGACATTTTGCACAGAAAAGTACCGAAAAATAGAAATTTAAAAAAACATGAAAATAGCAAAAAAATAAAAGAAAAACCGCTTAAAATAGCGGTTTTTAAGTGTTTGCAATATGGTGGAGATGAGGGGACTTGAACCCCTGGCCTTCTGAATGCCATTCAGACGCGCTCCCAACTGCGCCACACCCCCGCGAAGGACTTTATTATAATAGCCTTTTGTCCTGGGATTGTCAAGCGGAAATTCAAAATAATCGCCGGAATTTTGGCGGTGCGGACGGGCGGCATGCACGCCGTTTTTTGATGTCCGGCGAAAAACGGCCGCTGCGCTGTGGTATAATGGCCAAAAATGATGAGGAGGCAATCGCGATGGCCAATATCATTGCCATGGTTTGGGATTTTGACAAGACATTAATCGACGGCTATATGGAAGATCCGATCTTCGAGGAATACGGCGTGGACGGCCGGGCCTTTTGGCGGGAGGCTGGCGCTCTGCCGGAAAAATATCGGGAGGAGCAGGGGGTGAAGGTCAATCCGGACACGATCTATCTCAACCAGATGATCCGCTACGCCAAAGACGGCCGTTTTGCCGGGTTAAGCAACGAAAAACTGCGCGGCTACGGGCAAAAGCTCAAATTTTATCCCGGCGTGCCGGGCATCTTTGCCCGAACCCGCACGCTCATCGAGGAGAATCCCGATTATCAGGATGTTGATATCCGCGTGGAGCACTATATTATCTCCACCGGTCTGACCGAGATCATTAAAGGCACGCCCATCATGGCGGACGTGGCCGGGGTCTGGGGCTGCGAATTCATTGAGGCGGCGGACGCCGGCGGCGCACCGGTCATCAGCGAGATTGCCTACACCATCGACAACACCACCAAGACCCGGGCGCTGTTCGAGATCAACAAGGGCGTCGGCAAAGTCAGCGGCGTTGATGTGAACACCAAGCTGCCGGAGACACTGCGCCGGGTGCATTTTAAAAATATGATTTATATCGCCGACGGGCCCAGCGATATCCCGGCGTTTTCCGTGGTGAATCAGAACGGCGGCGCGACCTTCGCCGTGTATCCCAAGGGCGATGCGGCGGCGCTCCATCAGGTGGAGCAGATGCGCATGGACGGGCGCATTCAGATGTTTGCCGCCGCGGATTATTCCGAGGGTGAAACGGCGGACATGTGGCTGTGCGACAAGATTACGGCCTTTGCCGAGCGGATCCGCGCGGAGGAAGCGGCCCGCATCGCGAAAGCCGCCGGCAGCGCGCCCAGGCATTTGGACTGA